TTTGGTATTCAAAATGGAGCAGCTGCTGCCAAAACTATGACAATTGATTACATTAATGTAATTTGCGAGAGATAGGAGTAGATAATGGCAGATGCAGTCACAACAACAACCATACAAGATGGTGATAGGATAGCTGTCATACAGCTTACTAACACCTCTGATGGTACTGGTGAAAATGCAGTCACAAAGGTAGATGTTAGTGGCCTAGCCACTAACAGCTCTAATGGACAAACTTGTACAGGCGTTAAGCTTGGCAGAATTGTTTACTCTACTTTTGGAATGAGTGTAAAACTTTTGTGGCACGCTACTACTAATACTATCTGTTGGGATCTTAATTCAGACTATACAACTGACGAAGACTTTACAGGCTTTGGCGGTATACAAAATACTGCCGCAGCAAGTGGAAAAACAGGCGATATAAAACTAACTACGACAGGTCATTCAAGTGGAGACTCTTACGTTATAGTTTTAACTTTAATTAAAGAATACGCTTAATACAAAGTGGCAACAGCCAGAAAAAAAGCTAAGCCTATAAGAAGAACCACCAAAGGCAAAGGTGCTAATTACAGGCCCACTAAAAGTGGTGCTGGAATGACTAAAAAAGGTGTTCGTGCTTACAGAAAAGCTAATCCTGGTTCTAAGTTAAAAACTGCTGTAACTGGTAAAGTTAAAAAAGGCAGTAAAGCAGCAAAAAGGCGTAAGTCTTATTGCGCTAGATCTCTTGGTCAGTTGAAACGAAGCTCAGCTAAAACCAGGAACGATCCAAACTCAAGAATACGTCAAGCAAGACGAAGGTGGAAATGTTAAATGGCTAAAGCAAAAAGTGGCGGTAAAATTTGTCCAAAAGGCAAAGCTTGGGCTAAAAGAACTTTTGATACATATCCAAGCGCATATGCAAATATGGCCGCATCTAAATACTGCAAAGATCCAAACTATGCAAAAGGGTCTAAAAAACGAACTAAAAAAGCAGCTGGCGGTCCTGTAACTATAAGAGGACAAGGCATAGTCCTAAAAGAGAGGTTGCGTTAGTGGGTCAATTAGCAGAATGGCGCAAACAAAACTGGGTTCGTATAGGAACTGATGGTGCTATCAAAGGGCCATGCGGTACAAGTAAAAATAAAAAAAATCCAGATAGATGTTTGCCAGCATCTAAAGCAAGAAGTTTATCAAAATCAGAAAGAGCTAAAACAGCTCGTAAGAAAAAAGCAGCAGGATCCAAGGGTAAAACTGTTGTTGCAAACACAAAAAAAGCTAAAGTAAGAATGTCTACAGGAGGACCTATGAGCAAAAAATTTGGTATGGATGATGGAGTGCAAACTTCTTATGAGAAGCATATGCAGTCAGTTATAGAAAAAAACATGAAATCACAAAATCGTGCTAAACTAAAAAACGGTGGTTTTATTGCTAAAGGCTGTGGAGCTGTAAGAGGCGATAAAAGAAAAGTAACAACTATAAGTTAGGGGTAATTATGGCCAAAGATAAAATGAAAGCGAAAGAAGCTGCAAGATTAAAAGCAAAGGTAAGACCAGATGAGTCTGTAGAAGAAACTCGTATTTATTTAAACATGCCAAAGAAAAAAGCTCCTGCTAAGAAAAAAACAGTAGCAAAAAAGGCACCAGTTAAAAAAACAACTAAAAAAGGTAAAAAATAATGGTAAAAAAATCAAAAGGCGGAAGCAGAATGTATAAGTCCAAGGGTAACGCTGTTATGAAAAAATCTAAAGGCAATGCAGTGATGAAATTGTCCAAAGGCTTAGCGGTTGAAAAGAAAAAATCCAAAGGCAACAGCAGAATGAAAAAATCTAAAGGTAATGCAGTAATGAAAATGTCCAAAGGTGGATCTGTATCTATTACAGCAGGTTTTGCAAATCGCAGAAGAGAAGATATTACCTAATTAGTGGCGTATTTATATAGTAATATACCCCATTTTAAATGCTGGGTAAGGAGAGAGTACACCCACAACCATGAGAAATATCATGGTGAGTTCATACATGCTATGGCGGTCGGCGTTACAACCATGCCAACTAGGTGTTTAAGTTTTCATGTAATATTTACCGGAGAAGAATCTAATTGTAATGATTGGGATGAAGGTAATATACATGGTGGCGCTATGTGGGCAAGAATGCCGATTACAGGATTAGTTGCTGATACTGCTGTTGATGACTTTGCAAAACCTATGGCAGTACATGATGCGCAACCTTGGGACTGTTCTTCTCATCATAATTCAGTTTATGTGATAGATAGGGCCACACCCTGTCCCTGGCTTGCAAAAATAGACGGTAAACTTTTTCCAGCAAAGTATTATTTTACGGTTGATTATGCTGAAAATGAGATTGCTGATGACCCTGCGCAACACAAAAGTAGTCATGTTTTGGAACTTTTAGATGCTGGTGAATGGACAGGAAATATTGTAGCTTTGCCAAATAACAGAGTAAGAGTTACACATCCTGCTTGGTTTGTTACAGGAGAAGGTGCGCCAGACTTCAAACCGTCTCAACATATACATTATTCAAAATCTGATTTAGACTATACCTTAGATGTAAACAGGGTTTTTGATAACTTATATAACGAGGACGAATAATGGCAACATCAAGCAGCACTAACTTTGAGCCTAATGTAACAGAGTTTATAGAAGAAGCTTACGAGCGCTGTGGTCTTGAGTTAAGAACTGGCTATGATTTAAAAACTGCTATAAGAAGTGTTAATTTAATGCTTGCAGAATGGGCTAACAGAGGTCTTAACCAATGGACAATAGATCAATCTACACAAACTGTTACTCAAGGTACTACAGAATATGCTTTGAATGCTAATGTTATTGATATATTAGATGTAGTGGTAAGAAGAACCGTTAACAGCACACAAACAGATATATCTATGAGTAGGGTTGGCAGATCTGAATATTTAAATATTCCTAACAAAGAAACACAAGCAAGACCTACACAATACTTTTTTGACAAATCAGTTGTGCCTGTTTTGAAAGTTTGGCCTGCGCCAGAAAACTCTACTGATATTTTAGTTTTTAATAAAATAATTAGAATGGATGATGCAGATGAGCCAACAAATACTATGGATATGCCTTTTAGGTTTTATCCTTGTTTTGTTGCAGGTTTGTCATATTACTTATCTTTAAAAAAGGCTCCTCAACTAACACCTCAACTCAAAGCATTTTATGAAGAGGAATTTAGAAGAGCTGCTGATCAAGACGAAGATAGGGCCTCTTTTAAAATTAGACCAAAAATACGGATGAACTAAAATGGCTTACGCTCTTGGTAAATTTGCTTTAGGTTTGTGTGATAGATGTTCTTTTGAATATAAATTAAGTGAGTTAAAAGAAGAGTGGACGGGGTTTAAAGTTTGCAGAAATTGTTACGAACCTAAACATCCACAACTTGAACCAGAGCCACATGTTTCAGATCCTGAAGCTTTGTATAAACCAAGACCTAATAATGATACTGAAGCCGGTGAAGGTTTTGTTGTAGTAACAAATTCAAATATTTATCAAAACGATTTTATGAATAGTTCTACTTTACCAACAAATTTTAATGTAAATAAACTTGTATCGACATTAGGAAGTGTTGTGATAAATACATCAGGCACAGCTTCACCTTCGCCGTCTCCTACACCATCACCTACTCCATCACCTACGCCATCACCCTCTTACACAACATATACCGTTACTGTAGCTAGTTACTTAGGTGCAAATTATTTTTATATAGATAGTTCTAGAGCGCCAACTTTAAATTTAACTGAAGGACAAACATATAGATTTGATCAATCAGATAGCACTAACGGTAGTCATCCTTTAAGGTTTTCAACCACATCAAATGGAACGCATGGGGGCGGTTCAGAGTACACGACCGGTGTAACAACAAATGGGACACCAGGTAGCTCCGGAGCTTATACTCAGATAGAAGTTGCATCAGGCGCACCAACACTTTACTATTATTGTACTAACCATTCAGGCATGGGTGGTCAAATAAATACTTAATATGAGCAGTCCAACCACATTATCTGAATTAAAAACTTTAATACAAAACTATGTTCAAAATAGTGAAACTACTTTTGTAGCAACTTTAGATGATTTTATTAAAATAGCTGAAGATAGAATATTTGAATTAGTGCAATTTGATTATTTTAGAAAAAATGTAACAGGTTTAATGACTCAAGGTACTAGGTTTTTAACGACTCCAGATGACTTTGAATTATCCTTTTCTCTTGCGGTTATAGATAGTACAGGTGCTTACTACTACTTAGATAAAAAACATCCTAGTTTCATGCAAGAATATGCACCTAATCCTAGCTCTTCATCAGCTAGAGGCAGACCCTTGTATTATGGTGATTTTGACAAAGATTTACATACCGGTACAAAAGAGTCTACTTTTATTTTAGCTCCAGTTCCTGATCAAGACTACAGTACTGAATTACATTATCTATACAGACCAAATTCTTTAACAACAGATACTACAGGCACTTGGATGTCTGAACATGCAAAAAATGCATTACTTTACGGATCTCTTATTGAAGCATACACCTTCATGAAAGGTGATCCTGATTTAATGAAATTGTATGAAAACAGATTTAATTTAGAAATTTTAAGATTGAAGAACAAGGCAGAAGCAAGAGGAAGAAGAGACGAATATCGTTACGATTCTTTAAGAACTTCTGTTTCGTAAAAAGGAGAGTAAATGAAAAAAATTAAAAGCCTGAAAGGGAAGACTGTAGCTATTGTTGGCATGGGTAAAAGTTGGTTTGACTATAATTTAGCAAAATCACACGGCACTCATTTTGATGAAGTGTGGGCCATAAACGCAGTAGCATCTGTTATTTATCACGATAGAGTTTTTATGATGGATCCACCATCTAGATTTTTAGATACTGATGATGCAGGTGGTCAAACCGATAGCATGTCAAAACTATTGACAGAACACAAAGGACCTATATATACATGTGAACTAGATGATCGTTGTCCTGGTCTTATTGCTTACCCTATAAAAGAAATAGTAGAGCAAACAAGTTGTTTTTATCTTAACAATACAGTTGCTTATGCAATAGCTTTTGCTTATTGGAATGAAGTAGCAAATTTAAAATTATTTGGCGTAGATTTTTCTTATAAAGGTAATTTACATTTTGCAGAAGCAGGTAGAGCTTGTTGTGAATTTTGGCTATCGAAATGTATTTCAAAGGGAATGCAGATAGAGGTAGCGCATAGTAGCGGTTTATTAGATACAGATGTAACTGCAGAACAAAAACTATATGGCTATCATAGGCTTGCAGATCCTTTGGTTGTTTTACAGAATGAACATTCTGTTCAGGTAAAAAAATTAAGTGATTTAGATGTAAAGAAGGTGCATCAAGAGCCTATGATTATTGATAAGCATGACAGCCATCTGAAAAAAAACCAAATAGGAGAACCGAATAAATGGTAATGAGTTACAAAGCAGGGCCTGAATTAGGCATAATTGAAGTGCATACAACTAGCGAAGGAGGCCATCCTGTAGAGTTTTGGTCTGACTTGTGTATTAAAAAAATCGTTGCTGTTAGCGAGGATGCACCTGAAGACATAAAAAAACAAGTTCTTGCCTTTCAAGACAACATTCAAAAAGTTATTGAACAGTATATGCAAAACGCTATAAAATCTGATAGGATTACAATAAACAATAAATTAGAAAAAGCAGGTTTGAAAGAAGCTGCTGATTTAATTAGGAAATTATAATTATGGCAATAACATCAACACTTACAACAAGCTTTAAAAAAGAGCTGTTGCTTGGCAATCATAATTTTGCAACTAACGGAGATGCTTTTAAACTTGCTTTATACACAAGTTCAGCAACATTAGGAGCTACCACAACTTCGTTCACAACAACTGGTCAAGCCAGTGGTACTAATTATAGTACAGGTGGATCAGCTTTAACTAAAGTTGCGCCTACTAGCTCTGGTACTACAGCTTTTACTGATTTTGCTGATTTAACTTTCAGCACAGCAA